CAATTGCGGCTTCATAATCATCGCTAAAGGTAATGCCGGTCATTGTAATAGGCGTGTCTTCTTTAACATCAAAATCTCTGAGAGGTTTTACTGTTACGGTGTAATGTGGAGTGAAGTATGGTAGAATCTGTTCTACAATTTGTAAAGCATCGTCTTGTGTTTTAGCATAGGCGTTTAATTGGAATGATACTGTGTATGGCACAGGCGTGTATACTTTCTGACCACTTCCATCATAACTTGTAGGAAACGATATGCAACTGTTCATCTTAGGCATTTGTCGGGTAGGATCATAATTCATTGCCAAAATCTCAAAAGAAATTCTAGGCAATTTTAATGCTACTTGTCTTTCGTAATCTTCGCCGTTGCCCATCGCATCAATACGTGCCAGAAAATCTCTTTTGGGTGCATACGACAGAGGCACTTTCTGTTGAGAGAGAGTGTTACCAGCAGCATCTTGCCTAACAATTTTGATGTTGTTAAACAACGAACCAAAGACCGCTACTGCTTTACGAATTCTTTGATGGTAAAAATGATCACCAAACATTATGGATCCCCAAACGGATTAGATTCACTGAAGTCAATGAAATCAATATCTCCGCCCTGTGATGTAAGATTAAAATCGTCGTTCATGGCACCGTCTTGCAAGTCTTCACCTATTAATGTTGGCACACCAGAGGCTCCTGAAGTACCGCCAACTAGTGGTGCAGTTGTAGTCCATTCGTGATATTCACCATCAGACGCCCCACCTGTATGTGCTACATAGATCTTTGGATTTGCTGCATCAGAGTTATCTATATTAACTACTTCCCCCGTTAACGTGAATGAGTTATTAGTTTGTGTCACAGTCTCATTATAGACATAAGCACCTGTGATACTTGAGAAGGTAAATATAGTTTGATATGCATGAGCGCCTTCAACGTTATCAATACCGTCAACGCCTGTATCAAAATCCTCATCATTGTATTCAAACAGTTCACATCTAAGTTTAAATACAGGAAGATCTTTGATCTGATAGAAAGGTGATTCGTCTTCTACCTTGGTAATTTCAAATATAGAATTTGAAAGTGGAAGAGAAATCAGATCTCCTTCTCTTGGGCGATAGAATGGTTTATCTTCTGTAGATTCATACTGTGCTACTTGGTTCAACCAACGTCTGCGTGATACAATGAACGTTGCGGCATCACGAATTTCTACTCCGAACTTGCTGAACAGATCTCCTTCACCATCAAAGCCTTCGGTGTTTTCAATATACATTTCTACTTTATAGGCATCGTCAAATCGTGACACGTTATCATCAGAAAATATGTTATCTTTGTTTACAATTTCACGGGGCATATAATAAACATCTTGCCCATAGATCTTCATAGACTCAATAATTAAGTCTTCATAAAGTTCTTGTTCGGACGTTCGCCCTTGTGTAAAATAGAGATTAGTTGCCATCTGTTATCCCATGAAGAAATCTGGTGGAAATTCATTTTCATTACGCATTTTTTCTTCAAGTCGTTCTAACTCGGCCGTAGCATCTTGATAGTACTGAGCACCGTTAAGTGTTACACCACCTGGTAATTGCATACCTTCAAACTTAGACATGTTGGTACCCCACTGTTGTTTGATCAACTGTGTGGTGTAGTCTTTGAGAAACTTGTCGTTCCACACATCTGCGAACGTAGTAGGATCTACAAGCGACAACACTTCAAACATGATGTAGTCACCTTCTGCTAGATTGTTATACTGATTAGGTGCCCATTCGCCGAAGATGTAAATTCTGCCTTGGTGTCTTGAGTGTGTAACTCGTGGCTCACCGTCTAGAATATCAGAGAGAAACTCTAAATATTGTTCCATCTGAAAGTAGTAAGACATACCACCCGCAAAGTTCATGAAGTCACCCATGCTGTTCAACATCATTTGATACTTAACATCAAACATGTTAACAGAACCGAATGTCTTACTGAACGGATATACTTTAGTAACATATAATATCGTATCAGGTATGGTAATGTATTCGTTTGTAACATCATCTGCGGTTATCTGATGCTTAAGATATGTTCTAAAAGTAGCATCTGCATGATACTCTTGATACAATTGTATTGCATCATCAACTTTATCTTCTATCTGATCATCGTCCACATTGATTTCAAGGACGGGTGAACCAAGTCTGCGAAGACAGAAATCAATCAGTTCTTCTCTTGTAGTGGGCGATGCCATTTAAATGTCTCCGGTTTACGTTTATTTATACGATTAAGTACCGTCTGTGCCCCAAACAGGTCTAGGTAATATGTCGTATTTGTCTTCTAGGATATGCTTGACCTACGGCAGGTCTAGCGGTATTATCTTTGCCATGAATGTCGTTATGATATTGTGCTATTCTATCTAATCTAATTTTTTCTGGTAAGTATATCATTTTATCTGAGGCACCAAACAACTCAGTTAACTCAAATCCAGTATTGACATATTCATATTCATTAAACACATTTGGTGTGTTGGAATTATATAATCTATTAGATACAATAGGAGCGCCAGTCAAATTGGTATAGTCAAGAGTACGATCACTCGTTAAGACTGACCTACCATTACTCATAATATATGTTCTTAATTCACTGAAACTAGGAAATCTTCCATACTTGGTATACCACCAACTAAGTATTACACCCGCAACTCCGGCTACCTGTGGTGCTGCGTTACTTGTTCCACCAAAAAATCCCCACTTGTCCATATTCGTATCTGTGAATTGTGGATAGGCATTATAAGTTCGCACACCGTTTGCTGAAATATCAATAACAGGACCACGAGTTGAATAACCATCCATCAAAGGATTATTGTCACTGTGTTGAGCAGCACCAACAGTCACACACCATCGTGTGTCGCCTTCTGTCATACTACGCAAAGGATAATATAAGGAACTGGTTGAGACTGTACCGTCTGTTATATTAAAATAACCATTTATTTCACTAAAACCTTTTGCGGCAACTGTACCTGCGCCTGGATCTTCTAGACGAATAGAGGTGTTCCACTCGGGTTGATACCAACCAGCCTTGACACCGGCTGAATTGCCTGCTGACATAAAATTATAAATGCCATCATATGTTGACCATGTATCTCCTATAGATTCCCAGGATGCTAATTTGGATTGTCTTCCCCAACCAATCATCCATTGTGATACACCACCATCTTCTACGTAACGAGGTACGATATTGGCATTAACAAAAGCAGTGTAGTCGTTGTTCCAAGTAGCGCCTGGGCGATTTGTAGTAGTAACATATCCACCAGCATCATGAGATACTATTTGATCAATAGAATCTACGGGCACAGAGTATAGAATAGTGTTGTTACCAAACCCCCAGGCTCCTGTTACTACAGTAGCGTTTCTTTTGCCTGTTTCTGGATTGATGGGTTTAGTACTATGCCAAGATAAGACAGCACCATATACCGAAATGTAAGGATCATCATTAAGATAGATCACTCTAAGTGATGAGTTTTTACACCATCCTGAATATAAACCACCAACTGAACTTAGAACGCCTATAGCGTGAGCATCAAAAGTATACAGACCATCTGCAACTTGATTGTTGTATGGTGAGTTTACTGAAACATTATATTCATTCCAATCCATCGGAACAAATCTCTGATTGCCAGAATAGTCTAGAAAATCAGGATGAGATTTCGTGTCATTATATTCAGTTAAAGGAACACCCGCTTCAACCGCAACAACATCAACATACTTGCCATAATTCCAATAATCGTATGACTGACCTACAACAACATCGTCTTCGTCTGTGAAATTGCCAACTGGATTAGAATTACTAATAGAGTTTGACATATAATAAAATGAAGTAGAAGCATACTTTGAACCTGCTTCACCAGGACCAAACGAGATACTAGATTTGGTTATGAAACTGGCTTCTTGTTCTCGTAATTGATCTGGGTAAGTGCTGTGTGATATAATTTCAGATTGTTTTTCAAGTTCAACAATTTCTTCACACTGTGCTAACTCAGCCGCTTCTTCTTCGGTGAGTTTAAACACCATAAGATTGCCAAACATTGGGCATGTGTCAACACACTCATAATCGCAGGCATGGCCTTCGGTTATAAAATGATGTTGATCACAATGCCCATTTACTATTGCGGTATATACATGCTTGTTTATCATAAAAATTCAGCAGGTAAAGCATAGTTGAAGTAATACACACCTTCACCAACAACTATCTTGAAGTTTTCTATGTATCCATGAAAACCAGAAGTGCCGTCGGCAAATGCAGCCAATGTTAGAGGTCTAGTGCCCCAATTATATACATTGAGATCAAGATTTGCGGGTTTGAAACCATTCATGGAGAAAACTCTGGGATCAGGTTGACTTGAATAAGTTATTGCAAGATGGTTCCATTGTGACGTTAAAAAAGAAGTTTGACCTTGACTCGCTATGGTTTGCGTATTGTTAATAACACCGCCATCATTCTGATATATACGTATCTGTCCATCTTCTCTAGTCACAGTTAAATACTTGTTGCCAGTAGAATCAGAGGTTGATGGTGCGCCAAAGGTAAATAAAACCTCTTCCCCTCTACCAGTTTGATCAGACCAAAACCAACCTTCTATTGTGCATTTTTGTGTACCTAAAGCAATCCCTGTAGTTGTCTGTAAATAATTATTTCCAGTGGTTTGATCAGCAAACATAGATTCGTTTCCAAATTTAGTTTGAGCCGAGGAAGAGACAAAGTTACCAACTAAATTGAATGATACTGAAGCATCAGAAATATCTGAAATAACACCTGCATCTGATTTAAGTAATAATTGTGATCCTATAGTTCCCCAGACTGGATATTCTCTAGGATTGCTTTCTTGAATCAAGCTGCCTGTTCCAAAATTACTGGCACTTGGTACATTTGTAACATTCCAAGTTATAAGACTGAAATTCATTGCACTAGCACCGTTGAACATATTACTCATACCGGTACCAGTAACACTAGATGTGTCCCAAGAACTTATATTTTGGTTGAATGCAGAGGCATTCCTGAACATACTCTGCATAGTAGTAACAGCACCAGTATCCCAAGAACTAATGTCTTGATTGAATGCGGCCGCATTGTAGAACATTTCCTTCATATTAGTAACACTACTCACATCCCAAGAACTAATGTCTTGATCGAATGCAGTAGCATCTTGGAACATAGCCTCCATTAGAGTAACACTACTTACATTCCAAGAACTAATATCTTGATTGAACGCGGATGCTTGATAGAACATCAGTCTCATATCAGTAACACTAGTCATAGTATTAGCGAAATTACCACTTAATGATACACCACCATTATTAAATGATGTGTTTGGCGAAAACATATACCTCATAGTAGTAACACTACTTACATTCCAAGAACTAATATCTTGATTAAATGCGTTGGCACCGGAGAACATATATTCCATATTAGTAACACTACTCACATTCCAAGAACTAACATCTTGATTGAACGAAGTAGCATTGAAGAACATATAATACATACTAGTAACAGTACTGACATCCCAAGACGAGATGTCAGGATCATTTATAGCACTACCTTCAAACATCTGTTGCATATTAGTAATAGGTGATCCTGCTGGCATTAAGATACCAACATTAGGAATGAACTGATATGTTGGATTAGCATTTCTCCAAGTGTTATTAGTACTAGTAGGATCTGTGGCGGTATTACTTAACGGATACAGGATACCACCTGACGTACCCCAAAGAGGATGTTCGTCGGTAGTGAATAATGTAGCGCCTGTGGCAAAATCAGTTGGTAGTGACGCTATGTTAGTAACGTCCCAAGCATTAAGGTTCTGATCAAATGCAGTAGCATCTCGAAACATGCTGATCATATTAGTAACACTACTAGTATCCCAAGAACTAATGTCTTGATTGAATGCAGTAGTACCATAGAACATTGAACCCATATTAGTAACACTACTCACATTCCAAGAACTAATGTCTTGGTTGAACACTGCAGTTTTTGAACTGTGAGTCAAAAACATTCCATTCATGTTCTGAACATTACCCATAGTAGCAGAAAAATTACTACCTGTAAATGACTGACCACCATTGTTAAAGGCAACTCCAGAACCGCCAGAGTTGAGATCAGATTGGAACATATATGTCATACTAGTAACATTAGATACGTCCCAAGAATTGATGGATTTGTTGAAATTAGAATTTCCCCTGAACATATTGTCCATGAGGGTGACCGTAGAAAAATCCCAAAGGGTCAATGAGTTATTAAGATCCCCATATGCATTACTACTACCAGATACTTCAGCGAACATAAAAGACATATTAGTAATACGATCATTCGCCTTTACACGAATGCCTTCAGAGCCTGGTGTTGCATCATATGTGTAACTAGCCGGTGCATAACTGCCTCTCCAGATAGTGTTAGTAGGATCTTGACTATAACCAGTAGTTGGATACAAGATAGTACCGTCAGTGCCCCAGATAGGATGTTC